TGTATTAATCATAGCAACAGAAGCTTCATTAGTTAAAAAACTAGTACTTCCTCCAGTTACAGTTGATGTATCAAACTGATTATCTATTGCATATCTATTTTGAGAATCAAATAATGTATAAGGTTGTGATACTCTTAATCTTCCAAACGCATCTGTATTAGTTCCATTAATTGCAACATAGGTTGGATTACTTGGACCTGAATTTACATTATTACAACAGCTCATTAACAACCAGCCTTCATACTAAACCAAATGTTTCTTTCAATCTCTTCTTTTATTTCTTGTTGAAAAGAAAAGTTTAATTGGTCTTTTAATGTTTCTAATGCTTGATTAATTTGCCTTAAGGAATCTATAGTATATTCCTCTGGTGGTTCTGGTATGTAAAGATTTATTTTAGCCATTATGTTTGTGGAGCACTTCCGCCTCTACCGTCTGGTTGTATATCAACTCTAAAAACACCATAACGCCAGTCATCATTTACTCCGTCATTTTCAATTTTAATTGCTGCAAGTCTTCCTCTTGCGCGAGTATCTATCTTATCTGTTGTTGAAGTTATTGTAAATGGTCCTACAATTGTTTGCCCTAATGCTGATGTAGTATCTGCTGGATAAGCTTTAAATATTAAAGTTACTTTAGTATTACCTGTTAAGTATTTAAAGTCTGGAATAAATCTTCTAACTTTAATAAAGAATTCTCCATCCCCCTCTTCATCTAAATCAAAATCACCTGATTTAATATAAGCTGGAATAGCAATACTTGTTGTATTAGTACTTGTTAGATTTAATACTTCATCAGTACCTATTTCATGTGCAAATACATAACTACCACTATTACTAACTCCATTAATTTTAGGTGTATTAGGAGTTAAAGTACTTAAATATTTAGTTGCAACTGGATATTCTAGCACATGAGCATCTTCATAAGTTGTTCTTGCTAAAGTTCCAGTAGACCAAACTTTTTGTTCATAATTATAAGTAACTACTCTATCTATTTGAGTAGAATTTGCTGTTGGATAATACCAACTAATTTCTGAAAAAACGCTATTATGTCCAGCGAATACTTGTTCACCATTTGTAAAATTAAGACCTAAACTATCTCCTGTAGTTTGAAATACAAAATCTTCAACTGTTGATTGTAATATTTTAACTGTTCCATCAAATACAAAGAAGTTACCAGAATCCCCTATCCAATAAACAGCACCATCTACAAATATTGCAGCATGTTGACCAACACATCCACAATTAGATCCAACTTGACGTATACTAAATGTATAAGGAGCGCCTACAAACTGCATAGTATATGCGGCCTCATCAGTAAGTATTAACATATAATCCTTACCTTTAACTGCTGCCACAATTTGACTTCCATTATCTAGTCTAAATGTACCTGCTGTATTAGTCGAAGTCGGTTCATATTCTTCAATATCTTCTTGATTTGAGAATCTTATAAACATTGGATCTTGAGTTGATGGATTTCCAATTGTAGTCTCTGTTCCAAAATGAACTAAATGTCTATCTCTATCTGATACTCTTGTCAAAACAGAAGCTGTAGGATTATTTGGTATAATAGTTGCTCTTGTATTCACTCCTGTGCCAGCGCTTGGATTCCATGAAAAAGTTTGCCCGTCTTTAATGGTAGCTATTAAAAGTTCTCCATAATTGTCCAAGGACCACGATCCAGCATTAATTGTTGTATTAGAATATGTTCTTGAAGTTCCCCAAGTAGATAAACTCCAAGTACCAGCCCCCCACCCATAACCTAATGTTGAAGCAATTGGCCCAACTGTATAATAAGGATTAATACTTGCTGATCCTGAAGCTGAAGCTGTTCCAGAAGAAGTTGTTGCCATAGTTATTCTAAATGTATTAACTGTAGGCACTGATACAACTTCAAAAGTGTTGGTTGTAAAATCTGTTGCAATAAATCCAGTAGGAGGAGTAACAGTTGTAAATGTAAATAAATCTCCAACCTCTAAACCATGTGCTGCTTTATTAACAGTAACTGTAGCTGATCCAGTAGATGTGTCAAAAGTGCATCCTGTAATAGCTGTTCTTAGAGGAGTTATGTCATAAAAAACTTCGTCAAATAAAACATATAAAACTTTGTTTGTACCAATAGCAACATAACGTCTATTAGTTAAATCAAACCAAGAATGTATGTCTCTTCCAGCACCTACTATTATTGAAGAATTAATTTGCTGCCAACCACCTATTTTTTCAGGTGATCCATATTGGAAACGTATGTTATCCCCATCAATCCAACGTCCCTCTGCTTGTGAAGGAGTATCGTTTTTATCAAAACCTGGAGGTAATGGTATCTTTTTTAATGGCATATTTAAGCCTATTATAACCTATATAACTTTACTTATAAATAGTCTCTATTGTAAGTTCATTATAAATAAGTTAATACGCATACATGTATACTTTAGGAATTCAAAAACACCATAATTCATCTGTAGCCTTATTTAAAAATCTTGATTTAATTTATTATAATCAAGAAGAAAGAGTATCAAGAATTAAAAAATACTCTGGACTTCCAATAAATTGTATAAGAGAAATTAAAAAACTTAATCATAAAATAGATACAGTTGTAATAACTGGATATGATAATTTTGATAATGATACAATTGGAAGTGTACTAATTAATGAAAAATTAATATCTTCACATCTTAAATGTTTTGCTTATTTTAAATCTCATCATTTATCACATGCTGCAAAAGCATTTTATAATTCAAATTTTGAAGAAAGTATTATTATAGTAAATGATGGTAGAGGATCTTCTTATTCTCTATCAAATGGAGATACAGCTTTTGAAACTTTATCTGTATACGAAGCAAAATTTCCTAATAAATTTAATTGTATTTATAAACGATTATATACAGTATCAAAAGAAAAAAATTTAAAAGTTAATTATAATGTAGAATACCCATGGTTTTATAAAACTATGCCTTTATCAATAAATAAAAATACAGTTTTTGATATTAGAAACAGTTTTGATTTAGGGAATTTTTATTCTAATATTGCAGACCATTTAGGATTTAATTTAGAAGAAGGTAAATTAATGGGTCTTCAGTCTTATGGAAAAGTTAATGATGATATCTGTAATTTAATAAATCTTAATGATATTTTTATATCGGAAGATATTTATAATCCTTCATGTAATAGAGCAATTAATCTTAAACAATACCCTCAATTTTATAAAAATGAAGACAATTATCAAAACAATTTAGATTTAGCAAAAGCTACTCAATTAAAATTTGAAAATGATTATTTAAATTTAGTTAAAGAATTTAATGTTAAAGATAATTTAATACTAACAGGAGGCTCTGCTCTAAATGTTGTTAATAATTATAAAATAAGAAAACAAATTAGTAGCAATTTATATATTGAACCTTTATGTGGTGATGAAGGTAATAGCATTGGAATAGCACAATTTTTTATTCATAATAAATTACAGCCTACAAAACAAAAATCTTTTAACAATATATATTTGGGTCCTTCTTATAATTATAATTTTGAATTAAAAGAAAACGAAAGTATAAAAGACACTTCGATCTTAGAAATTGTTCAACTATTAATTGAAGGTAATATTGTAGCTTTATATCAGGGAGGAGCAGAAGCTGGTCCAAGAGCATTAGGAAACAGAAGTTTATTGTTAGATGCAAGAATCATAGATGCTAAAAAAATAATGAATGTAGTAAAAAATAGAGAATCTTTTAGACCTTTTGCATGTTCTATCTTACAAGAAAAAAGTAAAGAATGGTTTGATATGGATAAGTTAGAGGAATCTCCCTATATGATGTATGCTGTTCAAGCTTTAGAAAAAACAAAAGAAGAAGTGGGATCTATTGTACATGTTGATAATACATGTAGAGTACAAACAGTAAAAGAAAACCAAAACCAATCTTTATACAGTATATTAAAAGAATTTTATAATATAACAAACGTACCTATTTTAATGAATACTTCTTTTAATTTAGCCAACGAACCTATAGTAGAAACTCCAGAAAACGCAATTGATACTTTAAGAAAATCTAAATTAGAGTACTTATACTTTGCAGATATTAATAAATTAATCTTTATACCAAAAAGGAAAACTTAAAGATATTCTTTTAGTAAGTGGCTTACATTCATGTATCCAAAGTTTAGGAATAAATAAAGCATCACCAGGTTTTAAAACCGTTGTAAAAGAATCTTTTAATATCCAGTTACTTTCTCCTTCTGTTTGGACAATAAAATTATCTGCTTTATCATAATGAGCCCCAAAAGACCTGCAGTTATCTTCATGTCCAGTATAAACATGAACATCCCAATCAAACGATTTATTTAATTCTAATACTTTAAGTTTAAAAAAATCTTTTAAAATTTCAAATTCTTTTTTATAATTAAATGCTTTTGTAAAAATAACATTTTTTCCAGTTATATCCTCGTTTTCTAAAGTTCCTTTTTGTTTATTTCCTTCTTTATCTATTAATTCTATAAAATTTTTAGGATGATTTTTTAATAAAAAATTAAAATCGTCCCAATCAAATATATTCTTATTTATTAAATTTTTAATATAAAACGGTTCCATTATCTTAATTTTAATAAAACATATGTTATAAATTCTTTATTTTTATTAGTATATTCTTTTATATTCTCATCTATTATATTAATAAAATAATCAATCGCTTTTTTATCCACATGTTTAAATCTTTCTGCAAATGTTTCTTTATTTTTAATATTAGCTAACAAGACTTGTTTAGTTATATTTATTTTTTCTTTTATCCAAAAACCACTTCTATTAAAAAAATCTTCAACTACATTATCGTCTTTATATGGAACATATAAATCTGTTACTAATAAATGCCCATTAGTTTTTAACACCCTATAGGCTTCTTTATAAAAATGATATGTATATCTATAACAATGCAAAGTTTCTATACTTGTAATTATATCAAATACATTATCTTTAAAAGAAAGTTTGGTAGCATCGCCAACTAAATAATTAATCCCATTAAAATTATTTTTAGCAAACTCAATGTTATCTTTATGTACATCTATTGCTGTTATATTATTTAATTCATAGTATTTATTATAAATATAAGCACCATGCCCTAAGCCACATCCAACATCCAATAAAAAGCTATCCTTGTTAAAATCTATTAATTGTAATAAATGTGAGTACAGATTACATTGAAATGACCAACACTTATCTATTTTATCGTAATTAAAAAAATCTTTATTATCTAAAGATAAATATCCATGATTATAAAAAGGTTTCCAATTACTGTTTTTTATTATTTTAAAATAATTATCGTATTCTTTTAAATTGTATTCTTTGAAGTAAGAATTTATTTGATCATTATTCATCACTTTTTTTAAAGTGTTTTGGCAATCCTATTTGTGGTCTTCTATCAAATCTATATTTTTCTGCAAAATTAGAATTTATATCATTATAATGTAAGAATACTTGAGCACAGTCATTTCCAGTAAATTCATTTCTCCAATGTTCTAGTTCACATCCTCTATATACCAACATGTCTCCAGAACTTAAATTAACTTCAATTTCATTTTGATTAGAGTCTTTAATAAATATAGCCCAAGGATCTCCCCCTAGATTTAATGTAGTAGAAACTTCACAACTCATTCTATCTACATGTTTATGCAAAACGTCTCCTTTTTTATAAATTCTAGCATAAGAGTACGTCTCTACTAATTTTAAATTAGTAGTCTTTTCCATAATCGGTTTTACTTTTAATAGTAGAGTTTCCATTAAAATATCTGCATAATGAGAATATGTGTTAGGGCATTGTATGTCATCCCATTCTCCAAACATTGTTTCAAATGGAGAGACTATTTTGTGAGCAAATAAATTTTTAGCTACTTCTCTCTTTAGCATAAAATAATCAAATGAAAATTTTGCTATTTCTTTTGAAATAGCTTCTTTTATAACTACGTATTTATTTTTTTCAAAACTCATTGTTGTAAACTATTTAATAAAAAAAATTCAGGTGTAACATTAAAAGCTAAACTTATTCTATCGTTGTTTGATTTATTTGGTTCAACATAATGATTTAACCAAGCATACCATAAATAAAGCCTTCCTTTAACTGCTTTCATTTTATGAAAACCATTAAAATAAAATTTATTGTTATTATCAGATTCTTCAAAAAAGATAACATGTTTGTCTGTATTTTCAAATACTATATCTCCACAATCTTCAGGAGTTTCAATGTAGTAAACACCAGCAAGTATTGCATTACCATGACAATGTGTTTTATTAAAATCCCCTTTTTTATTAACATTATACCAAAGACCTTCTAAACATAATTTTCTAGGATAATTGATTGTTTTTTTTACCTCTTCAACACAAGGAACTATTTTTTCAAAAAAACTATCTACTACTTTACTTTCATGAATAAAATTACTTTGAAAGCCACCTTCATTACTTCTTATCCTTCCGTTATTAATAGTTTTATTAAAGTAAGCTTCTTTTTTTAAATTTTGATTTAATACTTCATCATTTAAATCAAAATAAAATATAGGTACTTGAAATATATCTTGTATCATTACACAAATGGTTTACCCAAACACCATATAACAAGTGAATAACGAGTTCCTTTTGTTACGGGTTTAACTCTATGCCAAACATGAGAAGGAAACACAACTGCAGAACCTTTTTTTAAAATTTCTTTGCAATTCATAATATGTCTTTCTTCTCTTTTATCAGGATCATAATTTCTTGGATCAAATTCTAATTCACCACCTTCATATTCTGAAGGATCGTTTAAAGATAAAGTTACGGATAATTTTCTAATTTTTCCTTTAAAATTTTCTCCCTTTTCTTCACTATATACATTTGGAAAGTCATCACAGTGCCAGCCGTAATGTTGTCCTTCTTTATAAATTGTAAATTGAGCCGTTTCACACCAATCCCAATTATAATTCCAACCAGAATTAATGTTAGCAGAATGTATAAAAGGAGTTACCATATCGTAAATCCATTTTTCATTTAACCAGACAACATTGGATTTTCTTTTTTGAAAAACTTCATTTTTAAGACTTTCATCTGTTCTTAATTTATCTTCTTTGATAGTATCAATCGTTCCTATTTCTTCTTTTTGAGTTTTGGAAAATTCTATTAAATCATCACAAAATTTACTTGGAACAGCTTCTGAAAAATACCAGTAGTAATCTTTTAAATTCATTTTGTTATTATATATTTATATTGTTTATTATCATTTTTATTAAAATAGTAAAGCCTATGTTTTTGTATTTCAATAAAAGCGTTTATTGACTGTAAAGACACCTTATCGCTAAAACGTTCATTTAAAGTATTTATATCATACTCCATAGCTTTAATAGTATCAATAGACAGGTCTTCTTTTAACATAATATTAAACTGATTTTTCTTTAAATATTCTTCAAAAACAATACTTCTATAACTATCAAAGAAGTCACTTACAATAAGCATTCCATCTTGTTTTAATACATCTTTAATATTTATAAAAAAGGCATCTTTATTATAAAAAAAATGCAAAGAACAATTTGATATAATCATATCAAAAGAACTGTTTTTAAAAGAAGTATTTAAAAAATCATCTAATATGTAACTTTTATTATATTTATTTTTTGCATATTTTATAAAATCATAGTTAATATCAGAACCTATTATATTTTTGCTTATATTATTATAAATAATATCTACTCCTCTTCCCCACCCACAACCTAAATCTAAAATCTTTTTATTTTTATATTCTATATCTTTAAATAAATTTAAATAAGCGTTTATTTGAGAAGACCAATCGTGTTCTATTTTATCCGTATATAAACCGTGATTTTGCATTGGATTCCAATTTTCATGTTTTACATAAAAAAAGAAAAACTCATAATCTGATAGATTATGTTTAGGATCTTCCATTTATTTTTTTAATTAACTTATCTCTTATTTCTCTATATGCATATCTAAATTTAGTTGAATAAAAAAAATTAGGACTATTTTTAACTAATTTATTATCTTTATTTGTTATTATAAACTCTGCTTTTTCTTTCTTAATTAAATAAAGGGCAGATAAAGGAGTTCCTCTTGGAATAAAAAACTCTCCTTTTTTTCTAAAAATTAACTGTGGGTGTATTTCGTGATAAAAATTAGTCCATACAATTCCTGGTGGTACATCAAACGTATCGTTAAAGTTATAATATAAAGGTTGTTGCATCATTACATAACCTGGATCTGTTTTACATCTCCATGGACTAACTGCTTTAGCTACAGCATAAATTCTTTCTCTTTCATGTTGTGGTAAATGTGCTGCATATTGTGTTTCTGTGTGATCATCAAATTTAAAAACATTACTTGGAGTTTTCCATGTGTACAAACCTCTTTCTTTTATATCAAATCGCATATCACACCATGCAGTCATTAAATAACCACTTGTCATATATTCTACAAAAGAAGGACATGCTTTTACTGTTCCAGCAAAGTCTTTTCCAAATTTTTCTGGAAAAGCTTTTAAATTTTTAAACCAATCTGGTATTGAATCTCTTAATGGCAAAATAGGAGTTGTTTTTTCTATACCATCGATTATAGACCAAAATATAACTTTAGGTCTTTTCTTAAAAAAGAACATTTAAAATACTTATCTTAAATTTAATAAAAAAGAAAGCTTAAATATTTATCCAAGAATCTGTTGGAAAATCGTAGTATTTAGTTCCGTCAGTCGTTATCCAACGTATATTAGCATCATCCCACTCGATAGTTCCAGCTGAATCATTGTAACACCAAGGAATAGGTGGTTTCCAATCATTGTTTTCATCTAAAATCCAAGTTGATGCTGGTTGTGGTGATATAAAAATTTGTTTAGCTTCGTCCCAAGTGTAATTTTGTGTTGCGTAATTTTTTCTAGAACTTTCATCTTTATAAGTTTGTTTCCAATAAGTTTGAGGGTAATTTCCTTTATATACTTCTTCTTTTAAAATTGGATCTTGTAAAATATTTTTTTTAACCCATTCTTCTGCTTGAGTAGAATTGTTTCCGCCATTAGCAATCACATCAGAATCATTAATTACAACAGTTCTAATTACTTTATTATTTGAAGAATCTATCTCTGCAAAATGAGCCATATTAACTTCCCCAATTTCCACTTAATCTCGCGGCATTAACTTGATACAATCTCCAAACTCCATTTGCTGAAAATGCTCTAGAAACAGCTTTTTGTTTTACAACAACGACACCATCTCCACCTTTTCCACCATTTGCTACAGGGTTAGTTTGAGTTCCATTAGAAGCTCCTCCGCCCCCACCTCTTCCATCTGTTCCTGGCTGTCCTGGCTGTCCTGGTGATCCTCCAGCTCCTCCTCCGCCTGGTCCTCCTCCGCCTGGTCCTCCTGATCCATTATGACCTGAGCTACCTCCTCCACCAGCATATAGTGTTGGTGATGGTGCTGCGGTAGGACTCGCTACTGTAGATGGTGCTCCCGCTCCACCTGCAGCTCCTGGTCTAGGGAAAGGACCTGGTACCCAATCTCCACCTTTAGCTCCAGCTCCGCCTCCAGCTCCTCCGCTTCCTGAACCTGCATCTCCAGCATTTGTTCCTGGAAATCCTTCTACTGGAGAATAAGAACCTACGTTACCTGATCCTCCTGGTTGTGCATTATAATTTCCTCCGCCAGATCCTCCTGGTGTCTCATCAGTACCTTGTTTGAAACCTGCTCCACCACCACTTCCTGCAATTGGTGTAGATGATGCAAAGTGAGAAGCTGATCCTCTAGAACCACTTGTAGATCCTGGCCCACCTGCTCCTCCTGCTCCAATTGTTACTGAAATAGCTGCTGATGGTACTGGATGATTTAAAATTTCTCTAAATCCACCAGCTCCACCACCTCCTCCAGCTGACTGGTTATGAGTTGATCCTGCTCCACCTCCGCCTCCAGCAACAACAAGTAAATCAACTTGCGTTATTCCATTAAGAGCAGTAAATGTTCCTGGTGAAGTAAATGTTGTAATTGATTCTGATGTATTAACTGCACCTTGTGTGGTTACTGTAGGTCCTATATACCCACCGTTTTTTTCAGTATTGTTAAGAGTTGTTATAGGCACTTAAACCCCCTAACTAATGATTTCGTACGATACTATTAAATCAATAGAAGTGTTTGTTACACAAGATCCTTTTAATGAATAACCTTCTGTTAAATAAATTGTAGAATTTTTATCCAACGCAACTAAAGTAGAACCAGTTGCAATTTGCACTGATGTTAATAAATTTTCATTAGTTGTTCCATCACTAATTTGTAAATTTAGTATAGCTGTTGATGAAGCAAGTGTGTTCGATGCTTGAATTGATTCAATCTTATAAACTGCATTTGAAGACACTGGATTTACTAATAATGTAGTATTAGCAGTTGTAATCATAGTAGTTACTAAAGTAGCTCCTAAGATTGATGTTACGTTTACTATATTTGGATTTGCCATATTTTTTATCTCCTGTTATATTCTATCCGAAAATTAAAGTCATTGCAATAGACTTACCTGTTGATACTGGTGCATAAGTTGTAAAACTTAATACCCCCGCTGTAGTTCCTACTAAAGCTGCACTATTTACTGTTGGAAGAGTCGTTGGAATGCTAAAAGATATGTTACTAGCAATAGTAGTCCCTGCGTATAAAGATGCATAATTTGAATTATCCGCATCACCAAATCTTATTTCATTTTGATTTGGTAATCTAATTGTAGATAAATCAGAATTTATATCATTAGCATTTGTTCCATCTAAGTAAATAAATTTAATACCTTTATCAGCTGATCCCCATATTACAGAAGATCCACCAACTTGATTTAAAGCAAGTGTATAAGCTCCAGTAGTTGCATTGTCTATTGTATATGTTTTTTCAATTCCTGAAGCTACATAAACAGTAGCATTAGCTGCTAATGTTCCTGTAAATTTAATAACAGCATTTCTAGCATCTGATATCGTAGCATCAGTCATTGCTAAAGTTGTGTTAGTTGAAGTAAGTGCAATTGCTTGATAACCTGCAATAGCTTGTTGTAATAAGTTTAAATTTGAGTTTGTTTTATCACCCCAAGTACCCGAGTTTTCACCCGTTACCATTAGTTCGAGTTTTAGATCTGTAGAATAACTTGATGCCATAAGAATCCTTTTAAATTTTAGTAATAATAGTTAATTTTAGTTTCATTAAGCTGCTATGTCAACTACAGTCCAAGCATTAGTTACTCCAATATCTACAACAGCCCAAGCACTAATAAATACCCTACCTACTTGAGAAGTTACAGTAACTCCTACTACTGAAATAGTACTTAAAACCTCACCAGAAGCAAATCCAGTAGAGATATTTAATAAATTAGTAGATAATATAACCTGTGTATTAGGAACTGCGTCTTCATTACCTAAACTTATTGTTAATAAATTAGTATTTGGTGTTATATTAGCACTTCCAGTAACTTGAGCAATTGAAGTTAAAGTTAATAATAAAGAATTACCAGAAACATCTACTTCTACAGAAGGGACCACTACTTCTTCTCCTCCTTGTTCTACATCCATTCCACCAATGTTACCCCAAGTTCCGTATCCCCAATCAGTCGCTCCCCAAGGTAAATCTCCAGGAGAAGTTACTTGAACAGCTACGTCTAAAACTGTTAATACAGAATTAACAGTAACATTTAATAAGTTTGTATTTAAAGTTAAATTAGCGTCTCCAATTACTGTAAATGTTCCTGTTGTAGTATTTATTTGAGAGCCGATTAAATCAATAACTCCAGTACCTGTAATTGATTCGTCACCTTGTTGAATTACTGTACCTGTAATTTGACCCCATGATGCTGATCCCCAAGTATTTTCTCCCCATGTAGTAGAAGCTCCTGGAGTAGTAACTTCTATAATTACATTTTCTCCAGCAAATACAAAATTAACAGTAGTATTTAATACTGCTCCACTAGGAATTTCTATAAAATTAGATGCAGCAAAAACATTTCCAGTTGTAGAATTAATTAAATTTGTAGATAATGGTACATCAGCACCAATAGTTAAAGACTCTTCTCCTTGATCAATTTGAGTACCTGTTATTTGACTATAACCACCATAACCCCAAGTATTATATCCCCACGTAGTAGGTGTACCAGGAGTTGTAATAGCAACTGTTATATCTTCATAATCAAGGCCCCAAACTAATGAGCCCCAAGTTAGTCTTCCCCAACCTGTGCTATTAAATGCGTCTACTGATCCAACAGTTAAATCTGTTTGATCAAATCCACCATAAGATTCTGATCCCCATGAACTTGATCCATAGGCTACTAGACCAGGTGACGATACTTGAACTATTATATCTGCCACCTGGCCCTCCTAAAATTAAGCGATTCTTAATATAGCTGCTGAACTTGTAAATGCTGGAAATTGAATTGTAAATGTTCCCGATGTTGCAGTTTTATCAGCACCAAAATCTAGTACACAAACCGATTTAGAAGAAGCTGATGTATTATAAATTAAAGCTCCTCTAGCTGTTAATGTAACTCCTGTAAAAGATAAATCTGCGAAATCAACAATAGCTACACCCGTATCAAGTGATACTTGTTGATTTTGTAATCCACCACCTCCAGCTGTATATGTTCCTGTATTAGAAACTTCTCCAGATGATGTATATACTGTAGTAGCTGCTGATAAATTAGCTGCTGATGTGTATAGAGCTAATTTAAAAACTTGTCCTGATCCTGAATCGAAATCATGTACACCACCTAAAAGTTCTGACTTAAATGTGTTGCACACTGCTTGTGATATTGCCATATGTTGTACTCCTTATAGTTATTATGGTGATGGTGACGGTACTTTAATTCGTAACGTTCCATCCTGAAATTCGTCTCTACGTCTTCTACCTGTTTGTTCCAACGTAAATCCTTGTAATGCACTATTATACTTCTCTTGATATAGTTTGTACATATCCATAGGTCCTTTTAAATATGCAAAAGCTTCTACTAAACAAGCATAAAGTAATAATTCTGGAGCATTAACACTGATGTAAGTTTCTGTATTTGTTACACTTAATCCATCTGGAGTGTATATATAATCTAATGTAACAACGTATGCTGCGCTTGGTGTAGGGGCGACTTCAATAGCATTTTCTCTAAAAGTAGCATAATATTTAGGAAATCCAGTTTCTCCTGAAGAGTTATATTCAGTTATAAAAGTATCATCTCTAGGCTCTATAGATACTTGAACCCCTGAACTATTAGTAGCAACAACTGATCTCACAATTAATGCTCTTCTATCCGTATTTGTTCCAGCTGAACCTGATGAATTAGGCAATGCTAAATATTTATTATTAGCTGTAAAACTAGATGTAGCATACTCTCTAGCATAATCAGCATCAGCTTCTCTAAATATCTTAAATTCAGCATCTCTAATAAAACCATTAACAATAGTAGATGTTAAAACTTCAGAACCTACTTCTGTATAATCTCTAATTTTTTGTACTAATTCTGCGTATGTCATGTTATACTTATTGTTAAACTTCCTAAAAATATATTTGCTTGTCTTCTAGTATTAATAATATCTCCACTAATTCCAGGCTCCATACCATTTGAAGTATATTGTCCTGGCCAGTAATATAGATCTAATAATACATCACAACCGCCTCCAGGTCTAACATCTGGTCTAGCAAATTGTAATGCTTGCGCATCACCACCTGGTGATTTTAATTCTAATTGAGGTTGTTTTGCTTCATATTCAGAAAAATGTACCCATGATCCATTCCATTCTCTAACCATTTCAACATATGGAAATTGCATACCTGAGCGGTCAGATATTGCCATTGATCTTTTGCCTTTAGAAAATACTGGCATTTACCAACCTCTTGGAAAATATACTTGTGGAGTTATGTATAAACTAGTTCTTTGACTATCTTCATTTAATGCTCTTTGCATTTCATCTTCATATGCTAGTTTTAACATATCAACTTTTTCTGGCATTTTCTTTTGCGCTAAATAATAAGCAAGACCTGATACCATACATGGTATAAATCTATATGGAAGATTTGCATTGTTTGTATATGCTCCAGCATCTTCAATTCTAGCAATGTAATAATATTTTAAACTAATATACTGAATTCTATCTGGCACTTGATACAAAGTAATTGTAGGTTGTACTTGTCTATTAACATAATATTGTGATGGCTGACCAGTTTGTCCTTTATTAGGCAATGATGCATATGTTGATCTATCTATTTTAGTTAATGATAAATCATTTGTAGATTCTCCTGGTGCTCCAGCAGAACTAGAAACATAAGCTTCTAAAACATCGCTACAATCAGAAGGAGTAGTATAAGTAGCTGTTCCTGTTGTTAAAGCTTGTTCATATAGTTTTACTCTCCATAAATGAACTCCTCTGTTACCCCACTCAGAAAATAATATATTTAAACTTCTTCTAGCTGATTTAAGATCATATCCAGAATTAGTTCTAATACCTACTCTTTCATATGATTCTTCAATAACTTCATCAATAGATAAATCAAATGTAGTTGTTCCAGAAGTAGTCATCTATATAAGTCCCCCATAATATTTCTTTTGAAAAGGTTTAGTATACACTAATCCACCTTTACTTTTTTCCTCTACTTTTTCTGGTACTTTTGTTTCAAATTTTACTGCTTTATAGCCAGTAGATTCTTCTGGTTGAGCAGAAGACTGTCCTGTGGTATTAGTTTTATAATTTACATAATCTTGTGGTGTAGCTGTAGATATAGTTGATACAATCATGCTAGGATCTGGCAATCCTCCAGCTAACATTTTATTAACTTTCTTTTTAATTACTCCACCTTTTTTATTAGTTTCTGGATCTAATTTAAAAGAATATTGCCCAGTTTTATTAAAATCTTTTTCTTGTTTCATTTTAGACTTAGCTTCATTAAGTTGTCTGATGTATTCTTTAGTACCCAGTCTTTTCATTTTTTGAATTTCTGTTTCTTTATCGTCAGACATTAAAAAATACCTTTAAATTTAGTTCCTCTTAATTCTTTTCTAGCTCCTCTAACTGATCCACCTTTTGCTTTACCAAGTGGTACTGTATAAGAAACCATTCCTTGTTTAGTTTTACCTTTTCTATATTCATTTTCAGATGTTCCCATAGAAGTAGATGCAGTAAGTGTTCCTGGTCCAATATCTTTTTGAATATCATAACTTACTCCTTTTCTTTTTGTATCTACTTTAGAACTATCTAAATATCTATCTGTATCTTTATCGTAATGAACTCCTACTCTTCCATAACCAGGTGTATGTAAATATAAACTTGCTCCTTTTGTTTGCTTTTCAATATTTTGATCAAAAGAAGTAGAACCTCTTACTTGTGGTTCAATAGCATATCCTTCTTTTTCCATAGGACCTTGTTTCTCGATTATGTCTCCGTCTTTAGCTTTCTTTTTAGGAAATCCTTTTTTCATATTAGCATAAGCTTCTTTAGAGATAGTTGATTTAGATTTAGGTCTACTTATGCCTAATCTTTTTCTACGATTAATATTTGCCCAAAGTCCGTTTTTCGCTTTTCGCGCACCACGTAACTTGCCATCCATTTCTTTTGGTAATTGTGCTCTAGATATTGCCATTTTTAGCCTATTGGTGAATAGACAATTTTACCATCTATTTTTTGAGCCTTCAAGTATTGCTTCCTATTACCATTTACTGAATAACTACAATGAACCCATCCACTATTAGGATCATTCTCATTCCAAAACTCTAGTATACATTGATCATAATCAAGGTTCTGTACTATCCAATCTGCTAAATCTTTGTTAGCTATACCAAATATTTCAAAATCTGCTGCTTGTCCTTTGGTATGCTGACTTTTAGATGAAGAACCTATAGCTTCACAAAGTGCCGCGGATCTATATCCAGA